TGTGTTTTTGCCAGTGAACTTGACACAACATTGCGTGAAATATATAAGACAAATTGGGGTATTGAACCAAAAGGTGATATCAGAAAAATAGTTGACCAAGACATTGATAACATACCACCCCATGACATTCTGTGTGCAGGGTTCCCTTGTCAACCGTTTTCAAAAGCTGGTAAGCAAGCAGGTATGCACGACAAAGAGAGAGGTATACTCTTTGATGAGATTGTAAAAATTCTAAATTATCGAAAACCTACATATTTCATTCTTGAAAATGTACCATTCATTAGACAACATGACAATGAGGAAACATGGAATTATATTCACAGACTACTAACAGATTTGGGTTACGATGTTGACCATGAAATTTATTCTCCACATGATTTTGGAATACCGCAACACAGAAAAAGAGTTTTTATAGTCGGGTCACTTAAAGGTCTTGAACATTTCTCATTCACCGACATTGACGAGCAGAAAACTTCATTGATCAACATTCATCAGTTCATTGAAGAGAATCCAAAACAAGTCAACATATTGCCTAAAACAAATCAACACTGCATCAAACTATGGCAAAAGTTCATTGACCAAATTCCTAAAGAAACAAAAATTCCTGGTTTTCCTATTTGGGGAATGGAATTTGGGGCGACTTATCCTTTTGAAAAATCATATCCGTTAAAATTATCTGTTAAAGAGTTGGGGGAGTTCAAAGGAAATTTTGGTTGCAATTTGAAAGGGTTGACAAAAGAGGAACAGAAAGCCCAATTGCCAAGTTACGCAAGAGTTAAAAAAACATTTCCTAAATGGAAACGCAGTTACATTGAACAAAGTCGAGAGTTTTACAAAGACAATAAAAAGTATGTGACAGATGTAATAAAAGAAATCGCAAAGTATCCTTCACAAAGTTGGCAAAAATTGGAATGGAATGTTGGCGACAGCAAAAGACAAATCTCAGACTATATTTTACAATTTAGAGCATCAGGGATAAGAGTAAAAAAAGTAGACTTCTTCCCTTCTCTTGTCAGCACCAATACGCAAATTCCAATTATTGGTTGGCAAAAACGATATATCACAAGAGAAGAGGGGTTGAAACTGCAATCATTAGAGGGTTTAGAGTTACCAACAAACTATAATGCGGCTTTCAAAGCTTTGGGGAATGCAGTCAATTCTAAAATTGTGAGATTGATTGCTGAAAAACTTCTAAACCAAAATCAAAAAACCAAGAAAGTTAATGGCGCGTCATGTCCGGTCACGTCATGTCAAGTCACGTTAAGGTAGCCTCTCAGAAATGAGGGGCTTTTTATTGTTGAGAAATAATTGGGGTATTTTCTGCGCGGAGCCATTGAATGGTAAGGGGGAAAGCAGGGAAACACAGGGAAACACAGGGAATCGGTGTTTTGTGTCGTGGCGCGCGGACCAGAGATTGTTGTATGAATTAATTGTTTATCTTTGTTTATAGAAGCAGACGAAATAGTATTAGTATTAATCATTAAAAATCAGAAATCATGTTAACATTAAAAGTAATTACAACAGACCTTGAAGGTCAGACAGAAACCCATATTTTAAATGGGTATTCAATTACGCATAAAGAGTATTTTAGTAGCGATCATTGCATTGTCTCTAAAACAAAAGAGGAAAATACAAGTACTTGGATACTTGGAGATATGATAGAAACTTCAGGAACTCAAAAATTCACTGTTTCGGAAGTTAAGGTATATGATGAAGACCGCTATTGTATAAATGACTTACTCATTCTTCCTAAGGCAGAATGTTATATTATGGAGAATGGTAAAACAGTTGATACGTTTTTTTGTTGGTTTGAACAATAATTAATTAAAAGACTGCTTCTAACCCTCTCAGAAATGAGGGGCTTTTTATTGTTGAGAAATAATTCATGTTTTATAACATATTATTTAAACATATACCTAACTTCGTAGTTTAAAGAATATGACTATGCAGCCTGCAAAGGTATATTTCGACCATCCATGTGACTGTGAATGGTATCAACGTCTCGACACGCTATTCCTCTGTGAGAGCCATAGAAAAATACTAAATCGTCAACCGGTAATTGAAACAGCATCCTTCACGGGTGCTTTCGTGGTTGTGATGCTAATTGATAAAAAAGTCATAAGTAACTGATAAAAATGGGACGCAATAAATCTGTAATTAACTGGGACCTGGTGGAGGAATATCTGCAAGCTCATTGCGATGGTGCATCAATTGCAAGATTGATCGGAATACATTATAATACGTTTTATAATAATGTGAAAGAAAGATATAACTGTAATTTTAGTGAATTTGCTCAGCAAAAAAAAGCGGAAGGTGTCTCTCTTATGGAACATTCGATATTTAAAGATGCGCTAAGCAAGGGAGGCGCAGACAGGATGTTCTGGTTAAAGAATAAAGCAGGCTGGAGGGATAAAACAGAAGTAGACAATAGCATAAAAGGTGATATAACGATTATAAGAAAAGTCATTGATGGTAGAAACAAAGATTGAGCTCACATACACGACTGCACAATTAGAGATGTTTTTTAATATCCCCCCTGGTGTGAAATATCAGATCGTCACAAAGGGGAGACGATTTGGTGCCACACGTGGAGGGGCTCATGCTTTTATTGAATGGGCTTTGGAAGGGAAGAAGCTACTCTGGGGCGATACAATCAATAGTAATATTGACAGGTACTTTGAGAGATATTTCCTTCCTGTTCTTAAGAACAATAATATAACATTCAATTATCAAAAACAGCAAAAGCAATTAACTATTGAGAACGGGTATATCGACTTCAGGTCGGCTGACAGGCCGGAGAACTGGGAAGGATTTGGGTATGATGTTATCTTTTTGAACGAGGCAGGGATTATATTGCGTAATAAATATTTATATACAAACGCTGTTCTTCCGATGTTAATGGACAGTCAGACGAGCTTACTGATAGCTGCCGGAGTGCCAAAGGGTAAGTTTGACAAGAATAACGACGAGCACCCTTTTTATTCAATATTCAAATCAGCCAAGAATAAAGTCCCCGGGTATAATCTTCTGGAGTATTCGTCTTACGATAATCCATTACTACCGTCTGAAGAGATAAAAGAGCTTGAAAGGGAAATAGGACGCATGTCGCCGGGCATGGTAGAGCAGGAAATATATGGTCATTTTGTGGATGGTGTTACTGGTGTTTTGTGGACTCCTGACTTCATTCGCCATGCAGATATACCGGATCTTAAAAAGATAGTTATAGGAGTCGATCCTTCGGGGAGCAAAGACGGTGATGAAGTAGGAATCATCGGGTCTGGGATCGCGGCTAATGGGAATATTTATATTCTTAGTGATCATACCGGGGGCTATACTCCGCTTCAATGGGGGACGATAGTCTGTAATGAGTATGAATCACTAAAAGCCAATTCAGTTATAGTTGAGCGTAATTTCGGAGGAGATATGGTTAAGTCTAATATTCTTAACATAAACCGTGGGGTAAAGGTAAAAGAGGTGACTGCATCCCGGAGCAAGGAAATACGAGCTGAGCCGGTATTATCATTATACGAGCAAGGCAGGGTTTTCCATGCGAGAGGATTGCATAGGCTTGAGAACGAAATGCTGAGCTGGGTTCCCGGACTTGGAAAATCACCCAACAGGGTAGATGCTTTAGTATGGGCAGTAACAGACTTAATGGGTAGTAAAACTGAAAACTGGACAATAGCATGAGTATATTTAGTATATTCCGGAAGAAAGCCGCAGAGCAGCAATATCTCATAACCAACGAGGATTGGGGGCGACTCGCCCAGATGTTTTTTCGATATATTAATAAGAATGTTAATATAAATACGATTGTCAATAAATCTGATTACATAACCAAGGGATATGCTTATAATGCATCTGTCTATTCTGTTATAAGTATGCGTGCCAATGCGGCAAAAGGGATTCCATGGCTTGTGTATAAAATTAAAAATACACAAAAGTTAAGACAGTATAATGCAATCACACGCAAAGACCTTAATATACGTAAGATGTTAATACTTAAAGAACAGGCACTTGAGGAGGTAGAGAAGGGGCCTGTAAATATATTACTTAAAAAGCCAAACCCGACAGGATCATTTCAGGACCTTGTGGAGGGTATGTTCATCTACCGTGACGTGACCGGGGATGCATATTTATATCATGTTGATAATCCTGCAACGAAACAGATCATGCAGCTCCACTTGCTTCCGGCAGATAAAACAAAGATAGTTGGAGGTATATTTACTAATCCGATAGCGGGCTATCGTCTGGATGGCATGTTTGATACTCCGTTACCTCCGGAAAAAGTAATGCACTGGAAATATTTTAATCCTGTATGGGACAGCACCGGCATTCAACTATATGGTATGTCTCCCCTGGTGGCAGCTGCAAGAAATATCAATTCAGATAATGCCGGGATTGATAATGAGAATTCATCATTTGCCAATGAAGGAGTGAAAGGTATCCTGACAGGAACGAAAGATACAGAGATCGAGTTCACGAAAGAACAGGCTGAACTATTAAGGAAGAAGATGGCTAAGCATGTTCGGCTTGCCAAGGCCGGGGAGGGTAATATAGCTTTTAACAGGTCGCCCCTGGAATACCTGAAGATTGGAGAGACACCAGTCGATTTGGGCGTTCTTGAGTCCAGAAGATATAACAAAGAGATGTTTTGCAATATTTTTCGGATACATCCTTCTATGCTCTCATCAGATGCCTCCACGCTTAATAACATGACAGAGGGACGTAAGGCGCTGATGACTATGAGCGTCATGCCTGACATGGATAGCCTCAGGGATAATCTGAACAATATGATACAGGATTCATTTGGTGATGAGTGGTATATTGATTACGATATTATGGCTATATCAGAGCTTCAGGATGACATAGAGAAACTGGGTCGTACACTCGCTGGTATGAGCTGGATAACTGATAACGAGAAGCGGGCAGCTACTCAATATGATCATTATGCTCATCCTTTGGCTGATGTCCTTTGGACGGATATGAGCAAGTTGCCGATGGGGACAATAATAGATTCCGGTTTTGGTGAAATTGATGAAGAGATCAATAAAATAAGGAAGTGACCTGGCAGGAGATAAACAGACAACGCCTTCCATATATACGCATGGGGGAGAATCTCTTCAAAAGAATGTACGGTGAGATACGGAAAGGGTTTATTGCCTCGCTTCAGTATCTTACAACGCCGGAAGAGATCATACAGGCATCGTTTAACTATCGTATTGATGAGGCTATTGTAAGGAGGGATTACGAGCGGTTTTATCTAAAAACAAGTATTGCTTTTGCTAAAAATATTAAGAAGTCATCCAGGGGGGAGGTAGAGATAAAAGGCAGTGAAGAGGATCTATGGGCTGAACAAGTATTGGAATACGTGAGAACAAGAGTAGGCGCTAATATAACGATTGTCATCCAGACTCATTATAAAGATATTGCAAAGGTAACCAGGCAGGTAATTGAGGTAGGTATAAAAGATGGGTGGGGCATGGATAAGATAGCAAGAGCCATCCGGAGATCTCAGGGTGAGATTGATCTTTGGAAAGCTCTTAGGATTGCGCGCACGGAGGTAGTTTCTGCCTCGAATGAAGGGGTGAAGATAGGATCGGAGCTTATACCAGGTAATAAAGAGAAGGTCTGGATATCAACTTTTGATGTTCGTTCACGTCCTGAGCATATGGAGATGGATGGCATCAGGGTGGCTTATAATGAGAATTTTAAACTTTCAAACGGTAATGAGTTAGAGTTCCCCGGTGACTCCTCCGGCGAACCGGGAGATATTATCAACTGCCGTTGCGGATGGGAAATGATAGTGTCAAATGATTATTATAATTAGAAAAAATGAAAAATTTTAAGTATGGTGCGCCGTGTGCCGAGGTGAAAGATATTAATATCAGGGATCGAACTGTTCAGGCATATTATTTCAATGCTTTGACCGTTGATTCGGATAATGACATCATATCAATTGATGCTTACGATAAGAGCATCGCTGAGCGAGGTCCGAAATCGACATTACCACGCATAAAGCATCTTTTCAATCACTGGGAGGGGGCCGGAGTGGTGCAGGAGCTTGGCAGTGATGCAAAGGGTGGGTGGTTTCTTTCAAAGCTTGGTCGTCACTCCGTTGGCCGTGATACGCTCCTGATGTACGAAGATGGACTAATCACGGAACACTCGCACGGTTTTGAAACTATTAACTCAGATAGCGAAAGGATAGATGGAATGGAGATAAGAAGGATTAAGGAGGGGATACTGTGGGAAGTCACATCTCTGGACAAATGGGGTGCTAATATGAACACCCCGGTAATGAAATCACTTGAAGATCGCAACTATTGGACAAAACGTATTGATATTCTGATGAAAGCATTTACATCAGGGACATATACCGATGAGACATTTGAGTTGCTTGAGATCCAGTTAATACAAATAAAAGAAATGATAAGGCTATTTGACAAGCCGGAGCAACTACCCACCCCTCAGGGGGCCGGGGGCCAACCCACTTCAAAGATGCCGGGACTGAAAATAGATTATAAACTTAAAATTTTGGGAAATGAAAGTTAAAATAGGGAAAATTGAATACGAGTTTAAACATATCACGCTGCCTGACGATCATGGCATGGATGAGAATGCTTTGACTCTGTTGATGAGGCTGGATGAAGCACTCGTCAAGTCACGTGAGAGTATCACGGACAAAAAAGAACTTACTGATCTGAAAACTGAGCTTGAAGCAAAGATAAATGAGATCAAATCTGATTTCAACTTTGGTAAGTTCCAGGAGCAGCTCAATGCCGTCTTTATCAAAATGGAAGAGATTGGCATGAAGCCACTCGTTGCTTCGAAAGAAGAAAATGAGCGCAAGGAAAGAGATCTTAATACAAAATGGATCCGTGCTTTCCTGAAGAAAGACAAGGATACGTTTGATCTGGTGGAGAAGGAATTAAAAACACTTGAGCCGATTATGCATCTCGGTCCTGCCACGGGAAGTGGATCATCCGATATCGGGGAAGACTATACCCAGGGTGGCTATCTTATCCCGACACTCTTACTGGCTGAAGTCAACCGGTTTGCTGTTGAGGGCGGGATCGTGAGGAGAGATATGCGTTACTTACCATTCAGCGGACCTGGTAATTCACGTTATATACCCACGTTACTAACTAACGTGGTAGTTGACTGGATCGACGAAGGTGAGAGAAAGCCAAAGACCAAGCCTTATATCTCCAGGGTGCAACAGACACTCAAGAAATTGGCTGCCATGGTAATACTGACTGAAGAGATTGTGGAAGATACCATTATTGATCTCTTCTCGTTCTGTTCACAGCTCATCGGTGAGGCTATCGCTGCTGAAGAAGATAATCAGTTCTTTGCAGGTATAGGCGCACCATGGACAGGTATCATTAATGATCCTGTCATTACTTCCCTGTCACTTGCCGCGGGGGTAGGTCCCCTTAATATGCGGCCAGAGTCTCTCTTGTCCCTGACGGTTGCAATACCTGCAACAGCAGTACCGGGAGCCAGGTTCTACATGAATCGCCAGATATGGGCAGCGATCTCAGCACGCAGAAGTGATTCTGTCACGGCGGGAGACTCATTAGGCAGTTACCTGGTTCAGACACCCGGACAGCCTTCTCCGGGGACGATCTGGGGATTCCCGATCGTCCTTTCAGATGCGCTCCCTTCGCTTGCTGACCTGGGTTATTCAGGTGATCTTGATGCTGATGACACCTGTGATCCTGACGAACCATTCCTGTTTTTTGGCAATCTTAGCAAATGTTGCGCTTATGGCGACAAACAGGGTGTGAGGGTGAAGCTGCTTGACCAGGCGTCAGTTTATGATGAGAATGATACGCTCATCAACCTGGCAGAGCAGGATATGACAGCTCTGCGCGTACATAAAAGGGTGGGTTATGTAACTATCCTTCCCGCCGGGATCGTGATCTTGCAAACGGGACCTGTTTCATAGTATTTATTAGTTTAACCGGGGAGGATAACTCCTCCCCTTATTTTAAAATCATGAGAAGAACAGTAAATGTAAAAGCATTAATTGGTCAGGGAAAACGTTACAATGTTAACGAGCGTAAAAGACTAAAGATGGTCAGGAGACATGGATTCCTGAATCAAGGTTCAGAATATAACATTAAAGGTAAGCTTGCTGATAGTCTGTTAAAAACAGGCAAAGCTGTTGAGGTCAAAGAATCGAAAGTCGCGATTGTGACTAAAGAGGAAAAATTCGCTCCACAGGAAACCAAGGCACCTCCGAAGGATTTCAGTGAGGTACCTGTCAGTCAGCTATTATTTGATGAGCTTAGCGATGATGATCTTCTGGGTATAATTAAAACTGACAACCGGATCTCTGCTGTCAGGGCGGCGAAAAAAGAGTTACAGAGACGTGAGGGTTAATCAGATACGGGTAAGCCGGAATGTCAGGTTCTTCGGGTCACGCATGGAGAAAAAATTTACTCTTCATACCTTCGATGATCTCACGGCACCGGTAGTGATGTACGGCATTTATAATGAAGATGATTACACGTTCTTTGATACATTCAAGCCTTCGATAATTGCCCTTTGGCGTGGCACTGATGCACTGGTAATGAATCCGGCACGCGCTGAGAGGCTGATGAGAAAAAAAGATTGCAGGCATTACGCGGTCAGCAGCGATGTACAACGGAGCCTGGCACGATGGGGTGTAGCTTCCGAGATACTCCCGGTAACATCAACTGATCCGGCTATTCAGTGTGAACCACGTGGTAACTGGGTGTATTGTTATATCTCATCAAAGAATCCGGTTATGCTCGAAAAGTACAAAGTAAAAGTACTAAAAAGGCTGGAAAAGGATTTGAGGCGTAAATTTGTTTACACAACATTGCACGGGTATAATTACGAAGATCTGTTGTGCATGTACAAAAAATGTTTTGTAGGAGTCAGATTACTGGATCATGACGGTATGAGTAATTCGATTCTTGAAATGGGGCTGATGGGACGGAGAACGATTTCAAACTCTGGCTTGCCATACACTATACCCTGGAAAGATTACGAGGGGATAAGAAAGGCAATACAAAAGGAATGGTCCAGAAGGAATGAAGATAATAAGATGATTTCAGAGTCATACAGGAAGTTAATTGATATAGGTGATAAATGGTTGGAATTATAGCATATAACGCGGCATATGGCAATGCAGCTGCTCTCTCGGAAGGGATGAAGCAGGTGACGGATACAGTTACTTATTTCCGGCGCAAGGACCCTAAAGGGTTCTATAAGCAGACGGAGACGGTTAGTCATATCCCGGATTGCGAACATTATATCGTTGTAGGCGCTATTTCAGTTGGGTTACTGCCTTCGATTGCGAAGAAAAGAAATGTCTGTCTGATCCTTACTGATAGCACCTACCTGAAGAGTCCTGCTTACTATAACCGGATGATCCAGATAAATAAGTGGAAGGTATTTGCAATGCCTGACCTTGCCGGTATGGCAGGAACAAAGAATATCTATTTGCAACCTTTCATTATGCCCGATGTGCCGCTTATAAAAACAGAGCTGATTTGTCATAGCCCATATAATGCTGACAAGGAGAGGCAAAAAGGCACTGCATTTATTGCAGCCACTTGTGTAAAGAATAATTTACCCCTGATGATTATCAGAGACAAATCATGGCATGAGACAATTAAGATCAAAGCCTCGCATCTTATATGCGTGGATCAGATTTACAGGGGCATAGGTAAGTCAGGACTTGAAGCAATGCTTCTGGATTGTGCCGTCATAACAGGGGAGAAACCAAACTGTGATTTTCTACCTCCGGTATTATGGACAGGTAAAAAGAACCTGAGTAATGATCTATTGAGTTTGATTTTTGACAAAGAGAAGCTTCAAAAACAGGTTAGGGTACAGAGGATATGGGCAGGTGTTAATTTACAGCCTGAATTTGTTGCAAAAAGGATTTACGATGAGATTCGAAAATAAGCAGATATGGCCCTCGGGAAATGCCCTGTCATGGATGAAAGAAAATATGACACGGATAGGTATTGACAAAAAAACGAAAATAACGTCAATAGGTTCCTGCTTTGCAAGGGAAATCAAATCATATCTTCAGGTAAACGGGTATAACTATCTTGTTGCAGAGAATAAATCAACTCCGTGGGAGTATAAAATGTTTACCGGCGATGTGTGTAATCCTAATGAACACTCATCCATTGCATGGGAAAGAGTATATAATACGTTCACTCTTAGACATATAGCTGATTATACTTATGGGGAAGTCAAAGACAGGCTTATCCAGATAAAGATAAGAGGCAAAAAATATATTGCAGATATCATTCGTAATCGCATAATCTATAAGGACCTGAAAACAGCCAGAAAAGATATTAAAGATCATAGTAACTATTCAAGGAATATCCTGAACGAAGCTGAATTGATTATCCTGACATTCGGCACTACCGAGATATGGCGGGGAAGGGTCACGGCTGCATCAAATCAGCATAAATACTTCGAACTACCCTCAGATTTTAAATTTCATGTAAGCACTTATGAGGAAAATAAAGAGAACATGGAGTATTTTATCAGGATACTGAAGAAACATAATCCAAAAGTGAGGATAGTTGTGACAGTCTCTCCGGTTCATCTGCTTAATACTTTTCGTGATATGGATGTGATAACTGCCAGCTGTGCATCTAAATCAATCCTGAGAGCGGTTTGTGACAGCCTTAAAGGCGTGATGTATTTTCCGAGTTACGAGATAGCAACTATTGGATCAGTGATTGACGGGGTGAGGGTATATCCCGATAATCACCATATAAGTAAAAAGGTTGTAAAAGATATTATGTCGATGGTATGAAGCGATTTCTTGACATAGGGGCGTGGACGGGTGCGAGTGCGGAGTTCTTCTTAAGGAACCATCCACAGGCAAAAGACTTTGAAATCATTTCTTTCGAGTGCGATAGGCGCAATATTGAAGTGATCAAAAGAAAACACTTGCCTATAACCTTAATCGAGAAGGCTGCATGGATATATAACGGGTTGATTAAGTTTTATCCCGGTAATGGACCAACGAAAGCAGGGGGGACGCTATACCCTTATAAGACAAGCGGAGGCGTGAGCGATAAAGTCTTTTATAATGTCGGGTGCGTGGATATTGCCCGTTATCTGGATGGTGATTACACTATCTTGAAACTTAACTGCGAGGGTGCGGAATACGATATCATCTCCTATCTCTATGGATGCGGTTTACTTCACAAAGTAGATAAATGGTTCGTTCAATGGCACTGGGATAAAATAGGAGTAAGCAAGGCACGTCACGATGAAGTATCGGGTATGATTGACTGGTCGCCCTGGAACGCTCAGTTTAATCAAAATAAGTTTGTAAAGGAATTTTTAAAGACTATATGAAACATCTGCTTATAACACGGCTTTGGTTCGACTCTGTAACATTAATGGATAAATATCTGGATGTGGCAGTCAAAACATTTATTCCTTCTTTAAAAGCACAGACTTGCAAGGATTTTGAATTTGGAATATTACTCAGGAATGAGCACGTTGATCATGTCAGGGAAAGAATAGGTATTGATTTCACTGCTTTCACCGGGGGTATTGAGCAGTTCCGGGAGGTGGCTGAGAAAGAGGGTTATACAGTTCAGACACGGCATGATATAGATGACTGGATGGCACCAACATATATTGAAGAGATACAAAATATTTATAAGGGTAATAAAGATATTGATTCGTTTGTAATCTTCGCACAGCCTGTAAAAGTGGAATGGCCATCAGGAAAGAAAATGGAAGTGCCGGCATATCATGCAAAAAGAATATCAATGTTTGCCACTCTTTGCCAGAAGG